AAATGGGTATGTTAAATAATACATCCAATTGTATGTGTAAGCACTTTTTGACTTATATTTAAAATGTTGGTCGTTAACATCCGGTCTAAAAAAATCAAATTCGTAGTATTGTGGGTAACCTTTCCAAATTCCACTAACCGTTGAATTTTCCGCATCTACATAATATAAGTTGTATTGAAATGGTAAATAAGTTGTGTTACCAACATAAGTGTTATCATATATATAATTCACTTTAAATGTTGGTCTAAACACAGTACACGCTTGTCTCTCATCATCATAAACCTGAGCTAAACTAATCGTAACACTTCTATCGTATTCCGTAATTTGTTGACTTTGTTGATTTAAAGATATGGTTACCCTTTCATCAACTGATGGAGCTCCCTTATATTTTAATCCACTTGGTATTATTGTAAAATTATTCATCTATCGAATATTTTTCTTTAAATTTATCAAGAGCTGTCTCCCCTTTAATTATTCCAAAATAAAAATGATTTGGAGCACCAACTAAAAACGTATCTCTTCCTGACCAAGTATTATAACCATATGTTGCGGAATAGTCGAAATTATTATATGTTTGAGCCGATACGTTAAAAATATAACCACGAGCAAATGTATCACTCAACGCAGTATTTGAAGGAATGAAATAACTCGGATGTGTTATCCCGTCATCACGTCTATTTAGAGATTGATATGGGTATGAAAATATCCCTGAAGATGAAGAGTTTGTACTATAGTTTGTTGCCCAATTATTATCTTGAGTACCGAAAACTCCTGTTGTTGCATTGGTTCTTCTCGCCCATTGATAATATGGTACCTCTTGAGATTTAATACCATAATAATACGTTAGGGCATTAGCATTATTTGAAGGTCTAAAATCAATAACACCAGGACTTAAATAATCTTTATTTTGTAAATCAAAAGTTGTTGATGAAAAATAAATCGCCATAGTTGGATTACCCATTGAACCTATAATTTGAACAGGGTCTGTAGGTAATCCCAAACTACTATAAAATTCAGGAGAAAATGGAATTACTCCAAACTCAGAATTTATAGACATAGTTTGAGCTAAGTCCCCATCAATTCTTTTATATTGTCTTGAAAATAATTGGTCTAAATTATTATTTGGGTTTATAGATATTAATTGTTGTAAAAACGTTTCATCAGTAATTCTACTAATAACAAATAAATTAACTAAATCAGAAGTATCAGAATAACTTGTAGGGTTTAAACTTTTCATTATATACCCTTTAGCCGATGGGTCAAAAATAATTTCTTGGTAAAAATCATCTTTTATCCCCAAATTAATAATTGTTGTTGGAAATAATAATTGTCTTTGATTTGTAGGTGATGATTGTCCATTTGAAGGTAATCCAACGAAATCCCCATCAATACTTGATGTATTATTAAGTCTAAATGGTGAACTTCTATAATAAAAATTATTACTTGAGTTATCAAAATAAACTAAATCTTTAGCAAATTTAGGAGTACCTGGTTGGTTATTCCTATCATATTCAATATCCACTTGGATTGGAAACATATATAAAGAACCATTTACCCAATTATTAACAAAAGATTGTGATAAAACTCCCCTACATAATCCGTAGAAAAATCTAAACCTAAACGCCCACTCATTAAAAGTTTTAATATCTTTACCTAAATCTTCCAAAGGTCTATTAACCATAACATAACACCCATTTTCAACATAATCATTCTCTTGACATCCCGGTTCAACTCCAAAGTTTATACCATTTCCTTGATAACACGTTAATCCAACCATATTTTCACATGAGTTTAACGTTGAAACCACATTAAGTGCTGCAACTTGTCCATCAATATCCGCAGTTACAATATCCGCACCTGTACTAAATGCGGTGCTAGTCACAGAATACCCAATATCTGAATCAACAGAGTAAACTGCAAATCCTAAATTTTGTTGTAATAAACTAGAATTTTGACCCGGAACAAACCCTTTTCTATTATCAGAATAATCAGATGAAGGTAACCTATCAGTTCTCATAACCGTTTTATATCCATTAGAGTTTGTAATGCTTAATTGACCACTATTAGAGGTTGAGAATCCAGTAAAAGAAGGGTATAGAACTGGACTTATGTATAACGAAAGTGGAAAACCATCATATCTTCTTCCTCCAACATAATTACCATTTAAAAACCAAATGAGTGATGGAACTCGGTTACGAGATGAACTAACATAGTCACCCCATATAACGCCAGCTCCGGACAAATCTTCCGAACTATCATACCTATTATTCGCAATACTTGCAGAATAATAACGATTTCCTCCTGCTTGAGTACCACTTGAAGTTGTTCTTAACCCTGTAACCCCACCATCTGAAAACGATTGTAAAACTGCGACAGTACCTGTTGGAAAGTTTTGACCATCCAAACTTCCATAATACCCTACATTATCAGTGGTAAATCCACTCCAAATATCACCAACATATGTTGAATTTGGTATACCTGGTGTATACACATATGATGGATAAAAAATATTATTTTGGTTTCTGTGATTTTGAACACTTATATTTCCATTAGTTGATGTATTTAAAGGTTGTATCGGTATATTTAATCTCGTATATCCTGTTATAATTACATCATCTTCATTTGGATATCCTAATATTTTACCAACACCATATTGATTTAGGTATTTTGGTGAATTAGGGTCCACACCTCTTTGTAATATTATTACTTTTTGCTCCACCAAATCAGCAAATGTAGTTGTTGGTACATTTTCTGACGGTCTAACCCTACCCCAACCATCACCATCTATTTCATTCCAAACTTGAATAGTATTAGGGGCATTAAGAGCTCCCCAAAAACCTGTAGTCCCATTGAAATTCGGATTAGTGTATGTTGTAACCCCGTTGACAACAGTAGTTGTAATTGTTATGGCGGTTAATACTTGGTAATATTCAATATCAGATGGATAAATATACCTTTGTAATGTTTGACCTGAGGCAATTACAACATATTCCGCAGTACCTCCGGTTGTTGAAATATCAATACCATATTCATTAGTAAATGTTGTGGTACCTGTCGTAACAACGTTTGTCACTTTATAACCCGGACAAGTCTCATAGGTTGTAGTACCAGATGTTGTTGCGGAAATAGTGAATGAATCCACACAAGTATACCCTGTTATTTGTGGTAATGTATATAAGACTTGTGAACCTTGTGTTTGAGAAGTTGCATAAGTAACATTCACAGATTGTTGGTCAGTATCAATAACACCATTTATACCATTAATTAATCTACCACCAACAGTTGTTGTTCCAGTATATAAAAAATTAACATCTTTTGTCTTATTTAAATCAATAAATGAAAGCATGTCACCAACTTGTAATTCGTATCCTGATAATATAGTTAAAGTATTATCAAAATGATGTATTGTACCATTGTTAGGTTTAGAAAAAGTAACTTTTATTTTATTTTCACCCGTAAAATATTTTCCACGAGTATTATATATGTTAATTCTTTCACCAGGAGGTATGGACAACCCCACCGCAAATTCTTTAACACCATTAGAATATTGTGCAACTCCACCAACATTTATTTTGTTTGGACCTCCAGCAAGTGCCCCCACTTTCATATTTGCAGCAATTGTATTATATTCATCGATTGTCTCTTCAGAATATGGGTCACAAGGGTAAGTATTACGACCTCCACCGCCCCATCCACCACCACAGCCAGGGTAATTCATTTGTCTCTCTTCTCCGGCCATATTAGCACCATATTGTGAAAATACTGTAGAGTTTAAATTTGATTGATAGAGTATTGTATTTTCATAATAAAAATTACGGTTTGACAATTGAGCAACCAACCCTGGTGATGGTGGTGAGTCACCCGTATCAGTTCCACCACCAGGTTCGGTTGATTCTCCGTCACATGAACATGCTTGACAATCAGGATATTGCATCATTGGTAATTTTAATCTACCAAATTTATAAGAAACAATTTTTTTAAAATTAGCAATCAAAAATGCAGCAATTGCAGCCCATAATATCCCTTTTAAAATAAATGGTGTTATAAGTAATAACAATCCCCATGAAAACCCTGTGGCACCCGCAGCCGCAGCATATGCCGCTTGAAATTCAAAATACGAGTTAAAACCAAATTGAACTATAAAATAAGCTAATATTGGAACCGCAAAATTGTTCCACAAAAAGGCAAGAAAATGATAAACTATTAATATCACCAACCCTACTAATTGGATTATTTGCATTAAAATTGCAAAAATAAAAAATAATAAATCAAAATTTCGAAATCCGTCATTAACTGGAAATTTATTTATAGTAGTTGCACATTCATTACTATCAATTTCCTTTATCCCGATAAATCTTCCTTTAGCCCCATTCTTGTATTCATCAATAAACCCGGCAACCGTATATACTCGATTAAACTTGAATTCATAAAAAGTATCCTCACAATTTATTTTTGAATCTAACAACTGATTTCTTTGTTGAACATTTGATGATGTAGTACCAATAAATCCTTTTGTATACCCACTCCAATCTAATCCAAAATAATATGAACCTTCTTGTCTTGCGAGGTTATTTATACTACCATTTCCCCATCCATACTCTTTTACGTTAGGTATTAAATAATTTGGTCGTCTAGTCTGTTCTGAAACTCCAGCCGATTGTGACCATTTAACTTTAAAACGATACCTCCCTTTTGTTGGAATACCCACTGTCGGGTCGTTTGATAAAACTTTCTCACCAAATTCATTAGTAATAAAATAATCCAAATTCATCGGTAATTCGGTCATCCATACACCATTACCATCAATAATGTTTCCTGATTGTTCTAATTGATATTGTTCTAATATTGGATTACCATCACTATCTTCTTGTATGGTTTGTCTAATTGCTAAAATTTGACCCGGACCCGCATTTAAACTACACAAATTACCCATATCATCTCTAGGTTTCGCATTTTTTCTCACACGAAACTCATCAGCGGTTGAATAAATTGAACCCATAAAAACAGATGTTGGTTGAATATCTATATTCGCATCATCTCTAAGGTCAAAATCCATTCGGTTTACCGCAATTTGACAAATATCAGGGTCACCCCATAATGGACTGACATCTAATTGTTTTGTTAATGAAACTATTTGAGGTAAGGAACTTAAATCAGTGGAAGTTTTAAATCTATTGCCGGCAACTTGACCTTCTGTTGCCAATCCCATTCTAATTAAGTCTTGAGGTGTTAATGAAAATTCACCAATATCAGATAAATCAACATCCATCACTAATGTTTGAGAACCTAATGGTACCCCCATTATCATATAATCACCACTCTCATTTGTTTTAGTGGCATATTTGTAATATGTGTCGTATATTTCAACGGCAGTTGCACCTGTTAAACTATCTTCTCTTGTTGGTAAAGTCCCTGTTGCAGCATGAGCAGAATAAGATTTTTCGTAAGGTAATAAATTATATCTATAACCATCTTCATTTTTATCTGTTGGTGATTTGTAAGGATATATACTTGAAATAACCGGATTAGATTCATCTACCGAATTAATTGGTACAAAAACTGAAACTCGAGCATTTGGAATACCAAATCCGTTATTAGCAGTAACCCTTCCAACAATTACACCATAGTCCGCACAACTTCTTGTGTAGATATCAGCTTGTTGTATTTTTAATGACAATATTTCTAAAAACTCAAAATCTTGGTCTAACTGAACATTAATAGTTTTGTCGACACCTAATTCGGTTTTAATTCTATAAGACTGACCCATGCAATTCTTTTAATTAATAAATAGTTTATGTGTTATTTTTAAAATTGACACACCTTACTTTTAATTATAAGATAGTTGGGCGATAAATAAACCTGTTATGAAAAGGTAACTGATTGGAAATTTTTAACAGACACTCTAATGTCCTTATTAGGATATCTAATTTGATATACTTGAGATGGTTGTGCAAATATTGTATCATCAACCGGAGCAATTTCTCTTGTCTCAGGATTTGCATATTCCATAGAAGTTTCAGCTGACGAATATTGTCCACCAACATTGTTAAATACATTTAGTCCCGCAACACTTAATACCCCATTTTGATTTTGAACAATACTTTTTAATTCTGATAAATTTACATTTTGTCCTAACTCTCTTGTTTGAGGATTAAGGTAAGTTGAAATTCTATCAACCACATCAGAAATAACTTGTCCTGAATTTTGAGCGGAATCTAATACAATCTGAACATCAATACTTAAATCAATAACCTCAGCAGTTAAAATTGAAATATAATCATTCATCATTCTATAATTAGAAAGATAATTTGCGACATTTTGTCTTAAGGTGTCTGACACAATACTTGTTAATTTACCTGAAGTATCGTACGATAATAACTGAATCAATATCTTGTTATTATTCTCAGTTATAGACACTTTAGCCGGTGCTCCAAACTCTGACGGCATATTTCTAATGATTGATTCATAATCTTGTACCGTTACAGCTCTTTTTTGTGCTGAGAAATTAAATGAAACATAATTTCTAATCTCCTCTAATGAAGGAACTCCCGCACCACCAATGGCTGCAGTAACGTTATTACATCTCAATGAGTTAACAACAGATGAATTGGTTGATTCTGATGGTCCATTCACAAAGAAATTAACAGTACCAACTTGATTAATTACATTTGTACCTAAGTTTGTTGCCAAACCTCCACCAACTCGATACTGAACAAATAATGTGGAATTAGGTGTTAACGCAGAACCTAATGAAAAGTTGTTTGAATATCTTTGTAAATCAATTGTCGCACCAACCGTAGTAAATTGGTCTAACGCGTCTTGTGCGGTGTTTGTCCCACCACCAAAAGTCATCTTTTTAAATCCTTCAGAGGTATATTCACTTATAAATCTATTTTGTGTTTGAATGTATCTACCAACTTTAATACCTGGCTGGTCCGAAACTTTAGTTGGGTCTTCAACAAAAACTCTATCTTCAGCTAACGAATCAACTTCATACCATTTATTTTCAACCCCTAAAAATTCAGCAGCTGAAGGTATATTAGTATATTCAGTTCCACTCTTAAGTAATACACTAGTTATACCTAATACATTTTTTTCAGGTAAAAACAATTCAAAGAATGGTTTCACATCATTTGGAGTAATCACTCGTTTAAACACTTTAGTAATACCATTAACAACCAATTCTCGTTTAGTTATTGTATAATTAATTAAAACGTTATTGGAGTTAAAATTCGGTATCTTTAATCTATTTGGAAATCCTT